AAATATCGACAGAGATAACAACAGATACGGTGAAGTGGCGGGGTTTATCTCCCAACAAGACGAAATCAACCACCGTAGAAGCAAGTTTTTACACTTAAACTCAACAAGACAGACTTTTGGCAACGCGACGGCGGTTACGGATGTTCAATCTGTTAAAAACGAGCTAAAGAAACCCGATGGACATATTCAGTTAGAAGCTAATGCAAAGCTAGGTGAAGATTTCGGAATCTTGCCTAACCAAGACATGAGTAATGCTCAGTTCAATCTTTACCTCGACGCCAAAAGCGAGCTAGACGCGACTTCTTTCAATGCCCAGTTAGCGGGCAACGGCGCACAAGGCGAATTATCCGGCAAAGCTATTGGAAAACTCCAGGCAGCGGGCACGATTGAACTAAACCGGCAGTATTCTCTCTTGAGAGGGTTTGAAAAGCGTGTTTATGAGCAAATCTGGTTCCGCATTAAGCAATTTTGGAATGATGAAAAATGGATTCGGGTCACTGACGATCAAGACGACCTTAGATGGGTTGGATTGAATGCGGAAGTCACAGCCCAAACTCTTCTGATGGAAAATATTGAAGACGATTCACTCCCATTACAAGCAAGGCAGCAATCAGAGCAAATTTTACAAGTGTTAATGGAGACTGAAAACCCTCGATTGAATGAAGTTGTTGAAACTCGCAACCCCACAGCGGAATTAGACGTTGATATCATTATTGACCAATCATTCGACGTTATAAATATCCAACAAGAGCAGTTCGAGCTCATCGCCACCTTCGCTCAGAAGGGAGATATTGACGTTATTGAACTTATCGAGCTTTCCCAGATTAGAGGAAAGGATGATTTGATCAAGAAACTCGAAAAGCGCAGAGCGGCACAAGCCCAAGCCGAGCAAGCCAACCAAGATCAACAGATGGAGATTGTTATGGCCGAGAAGGGCGCGAAAATCGAAAAAACTCAGGCTGAAACGAGGGAAATTGACTCCAAGGCTCTGAAAAACCAAATCACATCAATTACGCAACAACTTGAGAATCAGATGATTCAGGAAAACCCTGATCCTAATCCTCAAGTTGTTGTATAGCATCACCCGCCGTCGGGGTTTCGGACGATAAAGTGGTCGCCGCACATAGTCGGGCGTTAGGAAGGAAAGATGGATAGTGAAAACACTGATGTTTTTGACGAAGTTGAGGAAACGGCGCAAGTCGAGACTGATACCGAGACTGATGTAAACGAGGACGCGGAAACCGAAACGGCTGAAGTCGAATCAACAGAGGAAGCATCAACCTCTAAAAACGAAAGTAATGAAACTGCCGGACTCAGAAAGGCACTCCAAGCAGAAAGAAAAAAACGACAGGACGCGGAAGCAAAGGTTGAGCAGCAGGTAAAGGAGGTAATTCCTGACCCTGTAACTAACCCCGATGGATATAACAAATATATTCTAGGGAAAAGTGACGCTAACAGCCTGAAAAACAAAATTGAACTTTCCCAAGATTTAATGCGTGACGCACATGAAGACTACGAAGACTCTGAAAAGATTTTTCGTGGCTTGATTGCTGACGCTGACGGGAATATCACCGACAAAAAGTTGGTCGATCAGTTCAATGCCTCTCCCAATCCTGCGAAATTCGCTTACAACCACGCCAAAGAGCACGAAAAAGTTCTCGAAAGAACCTCGGACGATTACGAAGATAAAGTCCGTGCTGACGAGCGCAAGAAACTTTTGGCTGAACTTGAATCTAGCGGAATCTCTGCAACCGATTTGCCTAACTTTACTAATGCAACGGCATCCGGCCCTAACGCTGAATCTAAAGATAAGGATTCTGGCGACAGAGTAGATGCCTTCGATAATTAACGAGGCACTAAATGACTGCGAGTACAATTAGCGCGGGTAATAAAACAACCCGCTTTCAGAAAGAAATTCGTCGTGAGTATGTTCGTGACGGTATCTACGGCGATGCGATTGGCAACGATGTCAATTCCATCATTCAAACTAACAAGAACCTTAAAAAAATCTCCATTCCATTGGTCGGCAAGGTCGGCGGAGCGGGTGTTACTGGTTCGACACAGTTAAGCGGCAACGAACAAGCCCTTTCCAACTACGCTCAAACAATGCAGCCCACCTATTACAGGCAAGGCGTGTTGGTTGATAACGAAGAAAACGAACTGGCTGAATTTGATCTGTTTGAAGAGGCTCGTCCTGGTCTTATGGATTGGGCGATGGAACTCAAGCGCGATCAAATCACTCAGGCTCTAGGCGCAATCGAAGCTGGCGGTACTTATGCCAATTACGGCGGCACTGGTGGCGCTTATGGCGCTGTTGCGGCAACCGCAGGACAGATGGACACTTGGAATACAAACAACCCTGACCGCATCTTATACGGCGCTCTGATTAGCAACTATTCCGCTGGTGATCATACCGCTTCGCTCGGAACGATCGACACGACTAACGACAAGATGACTGCCGCACTGGTAACTCTTGCCAAGCGTCGAGCCAATCTAGCGCGTCCTAAGATTCGCCCCGTTAAATTGGGTCGAAGCAAATCTGCCACTTACGTTATGTATATCGGCAGTTTTGGCTTTCGTGATCTTAAAAACGACTCGACTATTGCTTCTGCAAACCGAGAAGCGCGACCTCGTGACGTTAAAGAGAATCCTATCTTTGCAGATGGCGATCTTTTCTACGATGGCGTGATTGTCAAAGAAGTATGCGACATGGACGTTTTCATTGATGGCGGTGACTCTTCAAACCAGTATAGCGGTGTTTGGGGTTCTGGAGCTACTGGTGACGGCCTAGACAATGCGGGGGGCTCATCTTCTCGTGTTGGCGTTGCTTTCTTGTGTGGCGCTCAAGCCGTGGCTTTTGTCATGGGTCGAAACGCTGAATTTAAGCGCAAGAAAGAAGACGATTATGACCATCTTAATGGTGTTGCTGTTTCTATGAAGCACGACATCAAAAAGACGTTCTACAACAACAAGCAGCACGGCATGGTGACGGTCTTTCATTCCGCATCTGCTGACGCTTAACAGGAGGCATTATGGTTGCTGAAACATTAACAGCAGATAGGGCAAAAGCTTATACCCCAGTTGTGGGGATAGGCGAAGCGGGCACCGTGAAGGTCGCCTACGGGGTCTATGAAATAGCAGCAAACGTGGAGGACGGAGACATTTTTGAAATGTGCCGCATCCCTGCGGGCGCTGTTGTGGTTGATGGCTTTGTTAGGGCGGACGATCTGGATACCGGAACGGAAACCCTTGATATGGATGTTGGTTGGGCTGCTAACGGGAACGAAGCTGCCGACCCTGACGGGTTTGGCAATTTGGGCGTATGGACTGGCGATGCTGTAGCAGGCATCAAACCAGAAGCCCAAATATACTTTCCGCTTAACGGAAGCCTAAAAGACGGTCCGGTGACGTTTACCGCAGAAACAGTGATACAGGTAGAGGCTAACGCAGCTGCCGCCACTGGCGGAACTGGCACGCTCTCAGTTGGCGTGTATTACATACTTCAATAACTTGTAGTAAGTAAATCGAATATCGACCCCTTCTTTCTTGGGCATTAATTTTTGCTCAGGCGGGAGGGGTCGTGTTCTTAAAACAATGGTTGTAAATATAATCAATAGGAGTGGTGGCACTGAATGAAATTTAAATATGTAGGTCATGGAGATACACCCCCAGAAGAAATTAACTTTATGGGGAAGGTGAAATTCAAACTTAACGGTCCGGCTGTTGAGGTTTCAGATGAATTTGTAATTGGAAAGCTGACAGGCAATATGTGCTTTCAAGAAGTAAAACAAAACAAGAAGGCGTAACGAATGGCAACTCTAGCAGAAGTGCGCGACACAGCGGCGGGATTACTTGGCAGAAGAACTCCGGGACAAGCTATCAATAACGCGCTTGTTTTGGAGTTGAATAAAAGCTACGACCGAACCTATGCAAGGCTAAAAGCTAAACGCCTAAACACATGGGCCAAAGCTAACGGGTCTGTAATCCCTGACGAGGTCGCTGATCAAGTAGCTGCAATGATGGCTTATTCAGCAACAAATAATTACGGCGTTTCCCCTGATCGAATGAGCCGAATTAGGGAAAAGAACAGTTCAGCCATTCCAGAAATTATGGATGCTGGACGTAAGTTTGATTCTTTAGATGAGGCAACAGACTACTAATGACTTATATCCCGATAGCCTTGGCGGGCGGCTCTCATCGTCACACGGATTTGAGCCTGACCGCACAGAGGACTATTAATTACTTTCCCCAAAGGCAAGAGGCGGGAAACGAAAAGTCACGGTTTGTTCTAGAGTCTTTTTATGGACTTAAATCATTCGCTACCGGAACAGGGCTAGACCGTGGAATGTTTGAGCATAATGGAATTCTGTACAAGCTGAGCGGAACCGTTTTGTACTCTGTTGATTCATCTGGTGCTCACACATCCCTAGGAAGCGTACCCGGTGATTCGCGAGCTGTGTTTGACGGCATTGGGTCTAGCGTTGTTTTAACTGCTGACGGCGTACCTTACGAATGGGATGGGGCTACTTTAACGGCTGGAACAGATCCAGACTTTGAAACCCCAAATACTGTTACGGTCCTTAACAGTCAGGCTATCTATGATGGCGGAGGGGCAAATGGTAGGTTTTCCATATCCGATGTTGGGCTTCCGCTTGATATCAATGCTTTAAATTACGGAACCGCAGAGTCTAAGTCTGATGTATTGATTAGGCCATTCGCTTTAGGCACTGTTATTTATATGTTTGGCTCGAAAACTATTGAGCAATGGTGGAACAACGGTACAGGAAATCCGCCAGTACAAAGAATAGAGGATGGCACTATCGCGGTCGGTCTAGGCGCTCAGAATTCAATAGCTAATGACGATGAGTTTCTTTATTTCCTTGGCGATGATAATCAGGTTTATTACTTAAACGGCTCAGTCCCAACCCCCTTATTCCCTCTTACAATAGTTAGAGAAATCAGAAAGTTCACAAACAAGTCTGACGCTATTGGCTGGACCATGCAGATTGACGCACAGTGGTTTTATGTCATTAAGTTCCCTTCTGCTGATCGAACTTTTATCTATCCAAAAGGAATCAGCCGAGAGGCTAGGGGCGAAGCGTTTGAGCTTTCATCTGGAGTTTCAGGTGGTAGGTATCTTGGTAATAGTTACGCTTTTGCCTATGGGAAACACTTTGTCGCTGACGAGACAGGAAACATCTTAGAGTTAGACGAAGAAACCTATACCGAAAATGGAAGCCCGATTAAAAGGACTCGAATTCTAGCGCCTGTGCATGGCGGTATTTTTAGACAACCAGGGAAAGAAGTTGAAGTATCTTTTCTCAGACTAACAGGAGCCACAGGGAAAGGTGATGCGGCGGCTACTGAGCCACAGGTAATGCTCCAATACTCCCAAGATGGTGAAAACTTTAGCACCGAGATTCGTGGCAATGTCGGGAAACTAGGCGTTAAGACAATTGTAGAGTTTGAGATAGGACAATCCTACGAAACTTGGGTTTTCAAGATCACCTCAACCGACCCAAATTACACAAACTGGCACGCAGCAGCGATAGAGGCGCAGATAGGGATATGAACAATCCAGCCCCTCGGAAAATACCTCCAGCCTTAACCAAAAACGCAGAAGTTAAGTCTTACTTTGAGAAGCAGCGAGAGACTATTCGACTATTGGTTGAAGGCGCTGAAAACGACAAAGAACTCCTTAAACGATACGCATTACTGGTGGCTTAATGTTCCAAGAAAAACAACTAGCACAGCACAGAGAAAACTCTACAAGTGCCGTGAGTATTTATGCCCCCGCAAGCTCTGAAACCGCAATTATTAAAAGCGTTACCTTATGTAACACCACCGGATCACCGGCAACATTTAGACTGTTTTTAGACAATGACGGCACAACTTATGATCAGTCAACGGCTCGCTGTTATGACAAGTCATTAGCCGCTAATGAATCTCTTGAGCTAAGTGTCTACTGGATAATGACAGGCGGAAACCTAGCTTTTCAAAACAGCATAAACAACGCAATCACAATCACAGTCGATGGGGCTGTCTTCAAGGGATAGGAATATGGGTGAAATA